CCAGGATAATTATTTTTCCGTCTTCTGTTGTTATTGATAAACCACTCTCAGTTTGCAATTCAGGTGTATAGATTAGACCGATAGGTCCAAGAATTCTAACTTCTGTTCCTAATGCATTGAAGTTTCTATTCACAGATAAGTAGGCAGTTGTGAAGTTTTGGTTTATGGTTTCTTCTGTTGTTATTTCGCCAGTGATGTAGTCAACACTTGAAACTGTGTAAACCACACCATTACATTTAACTCTGTCGCCGGCATAAACAATGTCCATTAATGGGTAAGCTGTATTGCTATACAATCCATTGTTGAACAAGTCGTAACTGCCGGACAATCCGGTAATATTTATCGTGTTTGAACCACTTGTTGCAGTAGCAAACGCTACGTTGGAGTAGGTCAAGAACACATAATCTCTCAAAGTTACTGTGTTGTTGGCATTATCTATACCAATAACCTCAGACTTGACTGTTGCTGATTTAGAACCGTTCGTAGATACGATACGAATTTCACTGTTTGGTTGACCTGGTACATTCGTTGTGATGAAACCTGTTAGGTCGGTTCCAGTTGGAAGGTTATAGAAGTACACCATGTTTGTTGCATGGGTGGTGAAATCTGTAACAACCGCAACATTGGCATTGTTTGTCTGTGCATGGTATGCCAGGGTGGATTCTTCAAAGAACGCCTGGTTCATGTTATAATTCATCTTGGCAGATGACTGCATCTTGTAACGACCAATCAACTTGGTACCTGATGGGTGTAACAAGTTCAACAATACTTGACGATACTTTTCGATTTCTTTCTCGACAGTAATCATGTAAGTGTAGTCGTTGTAGTTCTCACTCTGCAATACACCATAAGAACTTGGTTGACCACGTGTGTTCAAGTATTGACCTTGACTGTATACGAGACCGTTCAAGAACGAAGCAACAGCCTTGGCTTGTCCGTCACCATATATCTTCATGCCGTTGGCATTATATTCTGGACTACCAATATAGAAACTGTTTGCTGCATATGCGGTGTTTGCCATCACCAAATTGATATCTTTACCGTCAATCTTCAATTCGACATTAGGGTTTGGTGTGGAGTTGTAGTTGAACACTCTCAAGTTGTATAGAGAGTTGAATGTGTTTGCATCTGGACGCAACTGTGTTGCACTGTATACAATCGCCTTGTAGTCACCTGTTAGGTAAGAACTGCCTTGGTATACCAAGTCGCCGTTTTGTGGTAACAACAACAAGTCTGCATTAGATACCAGAATGTCCTGTACACGAATCGAAACGTTAGGTGTTGCAACATAATCTTCACCGTGGTTCAACACGTTGATTGTTGTGATAGCACCAACACGTTGTGTGTTCGCCGTCAATACAGCACTTTCACCCATGATACCTGGAACAAACACAACTGCACCTGAAGCTTCGTTGTTTGCAGATTGTACTGTCACTTTCGGTAGTGAAGATGACTTGTAACCGATACCACCTGGTGGGTATGAGTGTGGTAGTGTTGATTCGTTGTACCTGTATTGGATGGAAGTGATTGCACCATTGGCATCTACTGCACTAACATAAGCATTTGCACCAAGACCTGTACCACCACTGAAAACAATCACATCGTTTGCCATGTAACCTTGGCCTGGGTTAGCAATCTGAATTGGTGCCAACATACCCATGGAACCCAAGAATGCTTGTCCGTTTGTGTCGGTTGGTTGAACACTCAATGCTGATACAGATGGCAACTGGTTGATACCACCACCACCACTCTCAATCACCACACTGGAGATTGGGTAGGTTGCAAACGATGTGAATCCTAAAGCATCACCAATCTTAGTATCTAAGTTTGCACTTACTACCTGACCGTTAACAAACAGGTAGTTGTTGGCATTAAGGTGTGTGCTAGATTTTGGAGCGATGGATTCATATGGGAACATGAACACATCCATCTCTTTGTCTGGGTTGACAGAGAAAACGTTTGCTCTAGGTGGTTCGTTGACGTTAACACCCGTGAACTGAATCAATGTATTGGGATACAAATTGTAACCATAACCACCATCAACAACCTGAATGTTCTTAATGAAACCAGTGGTAACACTACCAACTTCCGCAGTTGCACCTACAGGGTTTGCAACGTTAGGGTTCAAACCGTCATAGATGATGACTGGATCACCAGCCTTATAGTTTTCACCTCTGTTGACTGGTTGACCACTAAGGTTTTTGGCCAAAACAACTTGACTAACCTGACCCACAACTTTCGATGTTAGAATTTCTGTTGTGATTGATACTGGTTCCCAATAATTTGTGTCTGTTGGGAAGAAACCAACCGTATCTTGTACAGCAGAATAGAAAGTGTTATTGTAATTTACAATGTCGGATTGTTTGTACTTTTTAAAGTTGTCAAACGTGGTGATGTAATGTCCATTGTAATAGTGAACATCTTGGTTAAAATAGTCAACGATACGAACAGTTTCACCTGAAACAAACAGGCGTTCAATGTCAGAAATGAAAACTTCAATCTTGCTACCTGTCAGTGCCACGTTTTCAATGTTGGCAATTGATTTGGATGTTTCACCAAACACACGTAGGTTCTTAGTACCTAAGAAACGAATGTCATCCGTAGATAGTTTCAGACTCTTGGCAACATACCAAGTACCATCCGATGCTCTAAGAACAGAATCGGATGTGTATGTGTAATCAAAGTCAGAATCGAAAAGAATTCTGAACAAGAATTGGTATGATGAAGGTGTGCCCTTTGCATTGTACAACTCTTTGGCTGCACGTAAAGCATTCTGTTTACTAATCAATGCGCCGTCAGGGAAGTACGGCAAAAAGTCTTTGATGAAGTAATCAATGAACTCTGAGGTCGTATTGTCAATGTCAACATAGTTTAGGATGTTAGACGAACGGTTTAATACGTTACCCTCTTGTTCCATCCATTCATAGTATGCCTGAATAAACGCTACAAATTTTGAATAGTCTGGGTTGTCCCTGATAAATTCAGGGAACTGTGATGGTATTAGAGCTGATATTTGATTGTTAATCATGTTTTGGCTGTAACGTTAACTGTGATTGCATTTGTATCGAATGTGTCCACCGTAATGATACGGTTGTAACTAGACGAAATAAGTGTTGTTGTTGGTGATGCAGTCAGAGTTAATTGGCCAAGGTCATTGTTAACATTCAATGGGTTGAAGTTTGTTAGTGTAACGATACCGTTGGTGTAATCGATTGTACCCGCTGTATCGTTGATAACTGTCTTACCAGCAGAAATGTTATTGTAGAATGTACGGATAGTACCGTAACGACCTTGTAGACCAACAACACCTGCAGCACTTTGACCTGTGGTGTCACCCAAAACAGGAGTGAATGTCACATATGCGGTTGTGTAACCGACACCTGGGTTTGTTATCTTGACCGAAGTGACAGATCCATTTGAATTGATTGTTGCCTCTGCTGTAGCTCCCGTTCCATCACCGATGATTGCCACTTTAGGGGGATACTGATAACCAAAGCCAGGATTACTAATGGAAATAGATTCAACATAGTTTGTGGAAGAAGCAACTTCTTCTAAGTAAACGTTATTGATGATTTCACCAGTACTTGAATACACCTGGAATGAAGGTGTGCTGGTGATACCGCTTAGATAGTTGTTCTTTTGCAGAGGTGCACCAAAATACAATGTGTAGTTTCTGGTTGTCTGCAAGATAGGGAAGAATTTCTTCTGTAGTTTGATATCAATTTCGTTGGAAATGATAGATGGATCTGATTTTTGAATTGCAATAATCAAATCCGACACAGAGAAAGATGAGTTGAATGTGTTCAATGTGGCATTTGAGTAATTGTTAATTGCTCTTTGCACAACTGTTTTAATTTGATCCGCTGTAAGAATTGTTCTCTTTGGATCATACAATACGTTCACACCTAACTTTAGGTAAGTATAGTCTGGGTCAACAATAGTTGGTTGCACAGTCATCACCGAGATTGGTGTGATTGCTTCTTTAATCAACTGTTGCTTTTGAATTTGTGTTAAGTTCATACCACCAGTAGGTTTCAACGAAACGAAGACTCTACCGTATGCAGGCGGATCATTCTGTTCACCACCCCAAACAGAAACCGCATCAAAAGAGATGCCTAAGCTGTTGTTTTGAATGGCATAAATGTAATCGTCTGTGGTGATGGCACGGTTCTGTGACGAATGTGCCTTTGGTGCATGATACTTGATAGAATCGATGGTTTCTTTGTCACCACCTTGTGTTGCTGCCATAACTGGAGTAACGGAAGACGGTGCAAAACCACTTACAGTCTGCATCAATGCAAAACTGTTGGCACCTGCAGCGGATGTACCTTCTGTGGAGATGTAACTCACACGAATAACGTTACCGTCTGTCAACTTCTTACCAATAATACCATCACCGAAACGGATGTTGTAGTTGCCTTTCATGGATTCTTCTAAGAAGAACACCTTGGAAGTTCCATCCAATGTCAAAATTTCGGTCGATTGTGTGTAAACCTCGTATGAGGAATTTGTTGATGACTCTTGTACAGTAACCTGTAATGTGGAATTGTCAATTGTGTTGTCGGGAATCTCATACACATAATCTGGATTCGCAGTAGAATCAACCGTAAACTTGTAAGATGCACGTACACCTTGTTTAATCTCAACACCAGTAAAGTTCACTGTACCAGCGACAGTGTTTGATGTGTAGGATGTTGGGTTAACGAAAGTGTAGTTCACACCATTGATAGATGAAGATGTGAACACCGACCATGCAGGTAGTGTTAGTGATGGTGCAGTAACATTATTGAATCTGACATTAACGATTGCAGTAGGTGCAATTGCAGATTTTGGTGTGTAGTTCAACAATTTGGCATGTGATACAACAGAAGAACGTTGTGTAGCAGAATCCAAGAACATTTCATTGGCCACCATGTTCAGGTAGTATGAATTGTATTGTGTGTTGTATGCCAACAGGTCCACCAGTGTGTTAATGGCAGAACCTTCAAAGTTGTAGTCTTTGAAAGTGTCTTGGCCTTTTAGAAAGGTAAGTAATCCACTCTTTAGTGAATCAAAATCTAAAGATGTGAGTTGTACGTTTGTATTTGCCGCCATTATCTGGTCCTTGTCAGAATAAGGTTAATTGCCGTTGGTTGTGTCTGATTGGCAATAAAAACAGATAAAGAAACATTGAACCCATTAACATCCGGATTGGCTGAAACAGTTAAAGAGTTAATTGTCGCTCTTGGTTCGTGGTTCTTGATTACACGAAGAATTTCATTTTCGATTAGAGTTGCTGTGATTGCTGAAAGGGGTTCAAACAACAGAGCGTTTATTCCACTGCTGATATCAGGTTGGAACAGTCTATCGTACTTGTTGGTGTTCAACAAGTTTCTGATGGATGATATTACAGACTGTGTATCGTAACGCATAGCCACATCACCAGTAGATAATGTGGGTGTAAAACGTAAGTCCAAGTCTGAGTATAAGTGTTTATTGATTGCCATCTTCTATTTATCGTTGGAGTAAAACGCTTTTTTGGATTTTGAGATTCGCCCCGAAAAAATCAGGTGCCGGAGTCAAAAAAATCGAAATTTAGGAATTTAAACGGTCTTTCAATGCCTGTGTACCACAAACATTTTCAACCATGTGAGTCATTGTACCACCCATGTTATTGAACTGACTCATATATGACACATCCTTTGACATTTGTACGGAACGTTGATAAAAGTCCCAATCACTCAAACGTCTACCCTGCAATAATGCTGTGGTTGAGTTGATGTATGCATCTATCGTATTGATTTGTGTACTTGTCAAATTTGATGAATATGTGTTTGAACCTTCTGTGTCCATTGTTGGTGGTGTCTCTACAACCACAATGGAGTTCTTAAATTCATTGGCAAAAGCGGTTAACTGATTACTATTGGCCAATAACTCGTCTTGGATGAACAAACTGGTGAATGAACCTAGAATAGGTGCAGTATTTGTTGCAGCTTGACTGGTTTTCGCCAAAGTCATCATATTCAGTTGACCAATATTCTGTGCAGATTGCAAAGATGGGTAATATGTGTTTGCCACCTCAACTGCACCAGAAACGTTGTCTGTGTGTGACTGGAATGCTGCAAGTTCAATAATCAAGTTATTGGCAGACTCATTCAATGTCATTTCACCAACAAGGTTTGCAGTATCAAAGATGCTGGTTGCCTGTGATAGAATGATTGTTGTGTACGGAACTGTTCTGTTGTAAAAGTAATTTGCACGGTTAACTGGACCTGCGGACAAGTCGTTTTCTTGCCATGCAGGCATTTTTCCTGTTGTGTCTGCAATCAAATTCAATGTATTTGAAGCACCACTGGACAAGTTTTGTGAATCACCAAACTTGGATGTGTCGAAGTTAATTACTAATCTATCTGAAATCGCCATAATATATTTCCTTTAGGGCATAGGTGCAATAGGGCCACTTGTTGGACCCTTGGGTGACATATGCCAGTGTGAGTTGTAAATTGCACGAATCATTGGTGCACCACCTTCTGGGTCCATCAGGATACCACCGTACACCAAGGCAGTACCCATGACTGTTGGTGCAGTGACCATAACTGTGGCATTCACAACACCCATTACTGTAGGACCAGGAATACCAGCGTTAACGCCACCAAGAGTAGATATACCTGCAACCGGATTGGTTGAACCTGGAACGCCGGCGTGGATACCACAACCTGCGGTGACGTTATTCTCAGAGTGCAAGGAATCAGCCAGGGCCTCACCGTGTACATACAAGTCTGAGTCAACTACAACTGCATTACCTGCCTGTAGGTTAAGTGAACTGGTTAATCCTGGTGCACTTATGTCCAAGTCACCACTAACACTCACGTTGTAGTCACCTTTAACTAGAAGTTCATAATTGCCTTCAACAACGGTTTGTTGGTTACCCTGAATACTGGTAATAGCATCACCAACAACTGTTACCTCAGCGTTACCTTCAACGTAGACATTACAGTTACCTTGAATTAAGATGTTGTCATCTTGTGCAACGATTCGGTAACCATTGCCGAGAATCTTGTTTACCTGTGTTCCATCTGGATGCCATTCTAAGAATGTGCCAACACGGTGTTGCGTTCTCACACGTTCAGCGCCAGGAGTGTCATCCCATTCTTGGAAGTGACCAGATTCGGTTTGAGTTACGTTGTTATACGGATACTCTGCTGCATAGGGTGATGGTGGTTCTTGTATTTGTGACATAATTAAGCTTTTCCAAATTTATTCTTTTGTACAGAGAATCCTGCGCCGTCAAAGACTGCCTTGGCTGCACTTGCTGTCACGTTCACCGCCGCAGCGGCCGTAGCGGTTGTGGTCGCCAATGTGGTTATGGATTTTGTCAAAGTCGTAACATTCTTTTGCACATCTTTTAATGCATTCAATGTGTCTTTGAAATCGGAGTTTCCGTCAGCAAGACCAAGACCTTCTGTGAAACTTGCAACCAATTGCTTCTTCAATTCTGTTAGACATTTCTGGAAGTATTTCAACAATCTTGCGGGCAGAGTTGCAATAAAGGCGATGGCCTGTTGAATCAACTTAACATAAGCCAAGAATTTTGTGACATAACCTGTAATCTTCTTAATAAACTTAGTCACATCGGAGATCCAACGAGCAACTTTCTTAATTTTACTCGACAGTGCATTTCCACTAGGACTCAAACCCAATGCAGCCAATGCAGCCTTAACACCTTCACGGAAAGCTCTCAGAGTTTGTCCTGCAAATAGACCAATCTGTGCAACTGCCTTACCAACATACGAACTACTATCACACGCTTTTGACAAGTTGTTATTTGACTTTTTGATGGCTGATGCCGTTTTTAATGCGTTACCTGAAGCCGCAATCGGTGTATTTGTTGCTGCACCTTTCTTGGTTGTGTTTTCGTCAGCGTTTGGTGATTGTGCATTTTGGTTTGATGTGTTCACAACCGGAGCCGAGGTAACACTTCCAGTAATGTCTGTGTTTAATGCTGCATCAAGTAGTTGAATTTCTGTGGGTGAAAATGTTTTAATTGGCATTATGCACTCGCTGTTGTTGTATCTGTTGTTGTATTGTCGGCAACGGTTACATCATTTGGTTGAAAACCAGGTAACACACCCATCATAACTGGGAATTGTCCATTCTCACCATCCATGAAGAACCCAACGATCCAGTCACCAATTTTTGGTTTACTGAATGTGTTTGGACTATTTACAGGTAACATCGGATGTGCCCAAGGCAAATCTTCACTTGGTAGTGCTGTAATATCGTCTGTGTGCCAACCGAAAATGCGGACTTGACAACGACCGATGCCCAATGGATCGTCCCGTCTTTCAACAGCACCAACCCACCAAACAAAGCCGTCTAGGCCCA